GCCGTCACGGCAGCCCCGAGCCCACCGCCGCCGCCGAGCAGATTGCCGCCCGTGCGCATCAAATTACCGCCCGGAGAGCCGTGGATAATGGCGTCCATCTGCGCCAATTCCTCTTCGCTAAAGCCGCGCGACTTTTTCGGGTTATTTCGGATCGACTTGATCTGTTGGCGGATCGCGTTGTCAGTATTAGCCCCGCTGTGCGCGCTTCCGGCCTGCCGTTCGGCCTTGTCAAGCGCTTCCTCGATCGTCTCCGCGCCGCGTTTTGCCGACCAGTTACCCCGCGCCTCTTTCGAGAGGTTGCCAACCCCCTCAGGCAAGGTCTCCATGAAATCGTCAAGGCCATCTATCGCACGACGGACCGCGTCTTTTTCGACAGGATCGGCGCCCGCCCTCTGGAGCAATTGCCGCACCGACTCGATATCCTGGTAAGTCGGATTCGGCAGAGCCTTCAATTCCTCCACGGCCCGGAACGTCTTTGGCGCGAGATAGTCGCGGTATCCGACCTTGGTCAAACCGTCAGACAGTGATTTTGCAAGATCGTTCACCGCTTGCGCTTCGATCGGAACGGCGGACTCCCTCGCCGCCTTGTATCCCGCATTAGATGCGCTCTCGATATCCTTGACCGTCGGAGCTGCCACGCCAGTGGCGGCCGCTGCGCCGCGCATGGCCGGGCTCAATGGGGTGGTCGCAAGCGCGGTTTCAAACGCCGGGCCGACCATCGCCTGAGAGGCCTCATGAGAGCCGGCGGGGGCGGACTGTGCAGCATCGATCAATTTGCGAGGAAGATCGGCCAAGCCGCGAACAGCGCGCTCCGGAAATGTCTGGTAGCGCTCGCCTCCGATTCCGAGGAGCTTGTCGGTAACGCTGCGATCCGGAGCTGAACCGGCGTTCGGATGCTGCTTCAGAACTTGCTCGCGAACCTGATCGTCGCTCGCGCCTTCGGGGCCGTCTAGCTTATAGGTGTTCCCGTCTGGCGCCTTGATCTGGTAGGTCGGCATTACTTTACGACCTCCGCCTTGCCCCAACCGTTATCGCCGCCGCCGCCTGAGTTTGGCGTCTGAGTCGAGCCACCGCCGCCCCCCCCCTGATCGCCGCGCATCCTTGCGCGCACTCTGTCCGGGGCCTTCTCGGCGATATCGACCTCGGTGGTGAATCCTCGAAGAGACCCCTTCACCGCAGATAGCGGCATGTTGGGATTGAGCATCTCGCGCGCGTGCTCAAGATCGGAGACCGTGCCTTTGCCGCCGCCGGAGATGACGCGTCCGTAGAGGTTGATGAGAGAGTTCATCTGTTGGACATAGAAGGCGAAATTCTCGTCGCCCTTCTCGATGTTCCATTTGTTCTCAATCTTGTTCCACGTGGCAAGGCCCTTGCCCGCGCTTTTCTCGGCGGCGGCAAGCACGTTCGGAATGGTCTGATGCGCCTCGTCCACCGCAATGGAGATTCCGCCCGCGCGCCGTCCGATCGCGCCGCCCTCTGTGATTATGCCCGATCTCTCACCTTCCCATGCATTGATTTCTTTCGATGTCGGCGCGGTGCCGTGCTCATCCGTGTATTCGTTGATGAACTGCTGACGATCCTGCGCGATGGCGGATTTTCCGACTCCCTTTTTCGCGTAGATGTCGATCAGCTGCTTGACGCCGGCCTGTTGTGACGGAGAGAGCGTTTGCACCCGCTGCTGGCCCTCGGGAGATAGCCAATAGGAGGCGCTCTGCTCGTTCTTCTGCTTCTGCTCGTCGCGCTTTTCCTGCAATTTGGCGCCCGCATCATGCGCCTTCTGCGTGAACTCCATGTTTTTCTCGTAAATCTGCGCAACCATCGTGTAGTTCTTAGCGGCCGCCGCGTCATAGGTGATCTGGTCGTGGTACTGCGCGGCGATCAGCTGAATCTGGCTCATCTGCTCGTCGATGCTCATCTTGCGGTTGTCCAGAGCGAGCTTGTATTTTTCCATCACCTGACGGTTGTTCTCCAGCGCGGTATTGTTTTTCTTTTCCCATTTTTGCGCGGCCTGCTCATAGGCCTGCAAATTGCCTTCCTGCCAGCCCTTGAGCGCGCCGCCGAATGCGGCAAGCGCGGCACCGCCGGGCATGCGCGTGAAGCGACCGGCCACTGCGCCGAGCACGGCGAACGCCGAGGCCCAGGCAAGCGAGTTTTTCTGATAGTCCTTCGCGTCGGGGGCCTGCGGCGGCTTCTGCTGCTGCCCCATCTGCGGCATGGGGGGGATATTGAGGGAGGGCTTTGGCGGCTGTCCCGCAGTCGGCGTGGGCGGCTGGCCCATCACGGAGAGCGGCGATTGCGGCGCAAGCGATCCAGCCGATGGCAAGGGCGTGCTGCGGCGCCAATCGTCAACGGCGGCTTGGTCGGGCATCCGGAACGGTTCGCCGGGATTGATCACATCGGTGTTGCTCATAGCGCGAACAAGCTCCCTGCCATCTTGGCGATCGAGCCAAAGACGTTGGTCAACGAATCAGAGTAGTTCTTGTCCTGCTGCAGCTGCGCCTGTCCGGCCTGCAGCAGCACCTGATTGGCCGCATTCTCAAATCCGAGACCCTGCCCGATCAGAGACGATCCGCCGCTGATCTCGCCAAGTCCGAGCTGGATCGTGCTCTGAATCTCAGCCTGAGCCATCGCGTTGATCTGCGTGTCAATGTTGGCGGTCTGGCTGATGAACGAGGTGTCGTTGTCCGGGTTGCGGCCCATGTTGTAGTACTGCTGCCGCGCCTGATTGGTGAGGCCGGTGCCGTACTTGCTCAGCTGTGCCTGCTGCGCGGGCGTGAGCTCGCCACGCTGCGCCATGCCGAGCGCCTCCTGGCCCTGGGTGACCAGCCCCTGCCCTTGCCCCGAGACCGTGCGGGCTTGGCCCTGCAACCACGGCACCTCGCCCTGCAGTTGCCCGAACTGGCCTGGCAACGCTCCCTCGCCCTGACGGAGGATGGCCCCAAGGCCAAGCGCCCCCACCCCGAGCGCGCCGGCCGACCCGAGATTGAAGCCTCCGGATGATGAACTACCGCCACTCGTGAACGAGTTCAGATTAAGCGGGTCGCCGCCGGTCGAACTGCCCATCGCGAGGTTGTCGAGGCTGTTGTCGGCCATGGCTAAAGCCCCGGTTTGCCGAATTGAGAGCCGATGCCGGCGGCGGGCGCGGGCGCTTGCTCGGGCGGGGTTGGTTGTGACACGCCCGCGGCACCGCCGCCGGGCGACAATGGCCCGAGAGCGAGGGGATTGTAGGCGCCTGAGGCCGGAGGACTTGCAGGAGGCTGTCCAGCCGGCGGCGACGAGGTATGATTTCCGCTCGGATCGATCTGCGGCGGGACGTTGGTGCCCAGCGCGCCGCCCTGCGGATCCATGCCCTGCAGCGGGAATGCGGGAATACCGAATTGGGCGAAGAAATCACTGCCAAACATCAGATTATCCCCAGGGCTTGCCGGATCACGGCGTGCTCTTGCCGATGATAGCCACTCCAGTCGTTGAATTCACCCTCATTGTCGAGGTTGACCGTCGAGAGGTCGGAGCCGGTGAGGCCAAGAGCACCCCGGAGCAGCTGATGCGCCTGCGCGTGCGACTGAACGATCGAGGGCCGCGCCTCGGCGGCGGTCAAAAATACCATCAGATCAAAATCCGGGATCAGGACAGCCGGTGTCGCGGTCGCCAAGGCCTGCACAAACTGCATGTGCTCGCGCGCGTGGCCAATATCGAAGGCGCCGTAGCCCGCAACGTCGCCGAAGTTCACGATGTCTGGAGAGAATTGAGGCATTCTAGCTCCATAGCGCCGTCTCAATGTATTCCAATTCAGCGTTGTTCAACGTGAAGCCTGCCAGCGTTCCGGTGATGGTCATGCCCAGATAGCGACCGGAGCCGCCGACACCGGAATGCCCGCTCGGCAATTGGAATCCCGTCGCCAGAGTGTAGGCCTTGGCCACAGTGCCATTCTCGGTGTCGAAGTTCACGGTCACGCTTCCGCTCCCGGTGGTCGTCAGCGCCGTTCCGGCGGCCAGCATCTGTTTCCGCTGCACCGCGTTGCCGTGATGGGTCAGCGCCGTCTGCGCCTTGAACGTGACGGGATTCCTCGGCTCCCCCAGAATGACCGTGATATCAGATCCTGAGCTGGCATATGTCACGGTCTTGCCGCTGGTCAGATCTGACGCGGTGACAACCGTGACCAGCGCATTGCCCTGCGACACCACGAACCACCGCTTGCCGTTGAAGACGAGCAGGATCGATCGCGTTGACGCCAGCGGGTCCTTGTAGCGGACCAGAAACGCGATGTGATGAATGCCGTTGATGTCGGCGATCGCCGCCTGGATCGGCTGGCTGAAATCGATCAGAGACTGGCCCGTCGTCGGATTGATCCGGAAGATGCCGTCGAGGTCGTCGCTGATCTTCTGCACGCTGGCGCCAAGCACCGCATAGATTCCGTTCGAGTTTGCGAACATGAAAATGCGGTTGAACGAGCCGCACGATAGCGGATAGATCGTGCCCTGATCGGACGACAAGGTCAGAACAGTGAACAGCGTGACGTTTCCGGCATTGTTGAGCGAGATGTTGCCGATCTGCTTGACCGACTGGTCGCCCATGATGAACAGGTAGTTGTTGAAATTGCGCAGAGCGGTCACGGCATGCACGAGATCATTGTCGTTGATCGAGAAAAACGCCGAGGCCCCGGCCGCGGAAAAATCGTCGAACCCTCCGGTGCCGGTGTATTGCACGATATGGCCATGTCCGAGCCATACTCGTCCGTCGAACACGGCGAGTGTCGGGCCGCCGGTGACGAATGGCCAGACATGCGCGGTTGCTGCCGCGCCGGAGCCACCACCACCTGAGAAAGCCACCGTCAGAGTATCGCTCGCGAGATATCCGGCGCCCGGATTGGTCAGGGCTATCGACGTGACGCTCGTGCCGCCGACGGTTGAGGCGGCCGTGGCGCCTGATCCTGAGCCGCCGCCCGTGAACGAGACCGCCGGTGCTGAGGTATAGCCACCGCCGCCATTGGTCACCGTGACTGATAACACGCGGCCGTCTCCGACGGTACAAATCGCGGTAGCATCATGGCCTGGGAAAACAGAGCCTCCGGAAATAGTAACCGTCGGCGCGGACGTATAACCGGAGCCAGGATTGTTGATGCCGATGATGCTGACATAGAATATTGCACCGTTGAACAATAGACCGCCGCATACAAGAGAGGCACCTGAGCCGCCGCCGCCTGTGACAGTCACGGTTGGAGACGGTGTTCCGGCGAAGTATTGACCGGGGCTGACGACGGTCACCGACTGAATACTGCGCGGGTCGATATTGGCTGTCGCCGCTGCACCGGAGCCACCACCACCACTGAACACCACGCCCGGGGCGGGGCCGTATTGCGTGCCGCCGGTGATGACGTTCACCGCGGTGACCTGCGGTGTGCCGATGGTGGCAACGGCGGTGGCGCCCATGCCGGAACCGCCGTTGATCGCGACCGCAGGCACGGAGGTGTAACCAGAGCCGCCGTTGGTCAGCGTGATGACCGGAGAGACGCCGCCCTGACGGACGAAAATCTGAATGTTGCCCAGATTGTTCCAGAGGCAATAGCCCGCAGTCGGATCGTTGATCAGAAGCTGCTGGCCCTGCCACACGGTTGCGTCCGGACTCGTAAAGGTCCCGGGCGGCGCAAATCGCGTCGATCGACTGTCCCCGATGTGCGTGACCCACCCGCTTCCGACCGAGGAAAATGACACGATCCAGTCCAGCCCACTGACGTTGGCGTAAAACTGAGAGGTGATGGTCTCGGAAATTGTGGTGATCGCGCCGAGCGGACCCGGTACCGTCGTCAGGTTGTTCGGCGCGATCGGCTGCAGATTCTCCAGCCACGACAGTTCTTTCTCATTGAGCGCCTGGCGCACGCTCGCCGTGTTCATCTTCTCGAATTGCTCGAAGACGATGAACTTGGAGGCTGCTCGCTGGGCTGATCCGGGTGGCGGCATTTAAGGAGGATCAAACCTCCCGTCAGGGTATAGCCATTTGATGCGACGCCTAGAACTCCAGGAAACTTCCACCCCCCCCCATATTGTCAGCACGAAAAAGGCTTCGACTCGATGGCCGTGTATAAGGTCGCTAGCTCTAAAAAAATGCAGCGGCCCGAATGAATTACTCCATGAATGACATTGATGATCCATTGTCTCACCTCGATACGCGCCGTTGGAACGAGCGATTGTACGGGTTTGGAATCCGCGTTCCGCCCGCGCCGATGATGATCTTCGGCACCCGCGCGGAATAGAGCTTGAAGTAGTGTTCGGCCTGCTCGAAATTCTGCAGCTTGTTGAGGCACAGCATCGCGGCCCAGTACTGCACCGCATCGGCCCACGGGTCGATGACATCGGTGTCGACATCCGTTGGATTGACCAGCGGTTGCGGCAGGGCCAGCACATCCCATTCCGAGACGTAGGGCTGATCAGGCGGCGGCTGGATCAGCACAATCCCTGACTGTTGATGAATGGTCCAGATCAGCGCGCGCTGATTGAAGGTCAGGAGCGAGCGCATGTAGGCCTGAAACAGCGTGAAGCCGCGATATTTCAGCATGTAGCGCTGATTGCCCCAGATGTACGAGATCGAGATCACGTTGAACACGCTGTTGAACGCAATCGCGGTCGCAGTCGCGCCGGTGCCCCCGCCGATATCCGTGATCGTCACGGTCGGCAACGTGCCGGGCGTATAGCCCTGCCCCCATTGCGTCATGTTGATGCCGGTGATGACGCCGGTTCCGACGCCGGGCCCGACGACGACGGCGGTCGCCTGCACTGAGCCAGCGGGACCGGCGGCGATCGTCACCACGGTGTTCGGGCTGTAGAGTGTGCCGCCCGCCGTGACGTTGCAGCCGACGATCTGAGAGTTGTTGCCGTTCGCCGAGAGCAGCGGATAGGCCTCGACGTTCGGAATCACAGAGACCGGCTTGTAGAGCGGAGAGAACGGCGCGTTCGTCGGCGGCCCGATGAAGAGCTTGCGCACGCAATGAAAATCGAGCGCAACCGCCTTGCGGGCGTTGTTGATGGCATTGGTCAGCTCGGCTTGGGTGAAATCGGCGTTGGTCTGGTCATGAACCAGAAACTGAACCTGCGTTGTGTAATCGGACAGCAGCATCCATCATTTGCCCCTCGGCTTGCGCGCGGGCAGGTCGTCGTCACCGGCCGCAATCGTCTCCTTGGGCATCTCTTTCGGCACTTCCGGATCGGCCGGGATCGGCGCGTCGATATCCGGGGCGGCAACCTCCACCATCTTGTAGACCACCGGCTTGATTTCGATCTTGTCGAACATGTCCTGCGCCAGAGACTTGCCGTTATCGCCGACCTTGAGATGCAAGATCGTGTTCCAGCCCTGACGCTTGCAGGTATGGCGGAACATCACTTCGCGATCGACGCCGTAGAAATAGCCGAAGAAGTGGTTCGCCATCTCGAGCTGGAAATTGTCGGACTTGCCGGGCCCCAGCTGAATTGGGATGCCGTCCCACCGATCGGTAAAGGGCACATCGAGGTTATTCGTCACCTTGATGTAGTGGATTCGCAGATCGGGCGCGCCGAGGTCGGGTCGTTCCATGGCTTCAATCCTTGAAGAAGCGGCCGGGCAGCATGGTGCGCTTGCGGCGGCCCTGCTCCTGCTCCCACATCGCGCCGCGCCCGCCGGTGGTCTCTCGCACGCTCGGGTTGGGCGTATGCGGCGGCCTCAGCTTCTTGCCAAGCTCGGTGTTTGTGATCTTCGGTGAGAGCCGATCCTCGCCGTAATCGCCGAGGTAGCGCTCTTCGGTCGTGTAGCGATGCGGCATGTCAGGACTCCAGAATGGTAAGATTGCCGCCGGTGCCCGACGAGATGCCGTTCCACGCCGTGGTGCATTGGAGCGTATCGATGATGAAGATATCGCCCGGCTGCAGGGTGATCGACCCTGCGCCGTTGATAATGGCGACGCCGACGCTCGATCCGACATAAGCCCCCTGCACCGTCGCGATGTTGGCCAGTGCCGGGATGATCGCGATCGAGACGCTGGTCGACACGTTGCGGAAGACCAGCGCGGATCGCGACGGATTCGAAGGCAGGACGGCACCCGAGGTCAATCCGACCGGGGTGCCCCATGCGACGGGCAGTGTTGCGCCTGTGGCGGCCATGTTCGTATCCTATGCTGCCGCTAACCAGACGGTTACGGTTGGCGATGTTCCGCCAGCCAAGGTGATGAGGTTGGCGCGAATTGCAATGACCGGAAATACAGAGCCGGTGCCGGCTATGGTGGCTGGGGCAGTGACCTGAAACAGAAAAAACCAATCTGTCCCGTTCAAGGTGCCCTCAACCACAACAGCTGCCGTATCCGGAGAGCCTGTAGTTTGAATCCACATGCTGTGCCAGAAATTCGGCACGTCGAAATGGATGGCCGTCCCCGGACCGGTTGTGGTCGCAGCGTTGAGAGACTGTCCGTGGAGGGCCATCACATCACCTCGTTTACTGCGGCCATTCGGCCCAGCAGAAGCTGGGAATGGCGACGCCAGTCTGGACAGGAGTTGAGGTCAGGGTGATGAGGCCGCCAGGGGCGATTACAATCCTGCCATCGAAGTCGACGTGTGCCGGGTTCATGGTCTCCGTTACCGTCGACAGCGTAATCAGCGGGATGTGGGTGGTAATCGCGCTGATAGTTGCCGCGGTGAACAGCTTGGCTTGGGCCACGCCGCCAGCGCCGATCGGGACTGCGATCGTGGTACCGCCAGCGGTGGTGGAGGTCGGAGTCTGCGTCGAGACTGATCCAAGAATCGTGCCAACCACGGTCGTTGCGCCGGCAGGCCATCCGATATCGAGAGACGCCAGCTCAAGGTTGACGCCGGAACCGAGCGGATTGAACAGCGTGAAGGTCGGCGCGGTGGTGGTGTTGACCGGGATGGTGACGCCGGCAATCAAGGCCGAACCGAAAAACAGGCGGTTGCGATAGGCGGCGGTGTAGAACTTTCCGTGCAGCTCGGCGACAATACCTTCCGCCGCCTTGCCCTGCAGGATGGGCTGATTCGAACCGTCAGCAGCCGACGTGTTGCTGGGCGCGCCAACTTGGCCAAAGATAACCGGCATTCTCTCTCTCCATTGTTACCCGCTGAGACGCGCGGGATCAGTTGCCGGGAACCACCGGCGGGACGAAACCGAGCTCAAAGGCCTGGTCGTTTCGAAGCACGCGCAAATCATCGCCTTGAGATTGGCTCGACATTTCGCGCTGCAAGAGGTTGGAGATCACGCGAAGCTCGATGACATCAAGCGATCCCGCGCCGGCCAAGCCGTTGCCAATCACATATTGAGTCATGAGGGTCCTCCCGTCTTTGTCGTGTCGACCTCAGCCGCCGGAGGCTCATCCGGAGCAACATCCGTAGCGGCAATGGCCGCATCGAACGCCGCAAGAAACACGTGGGCCTGCAGATCAATATCTGTCAGCCCTTCACTCGATCCCGCCTCATTGGCCGCCTTGATCGCGGCCTTGACCGCGTCGCTCCGGTGATGCGCCATTATTGAACCCGCGGTTGGAGGATGGAGGTGTCGTTGACGCCGCCGACCACGGCCGTTCCGGTGGCCTGCGTCGCGGCGATTGCGGACGCGTTGATCACGGCCACCGTCGGCACCTTCTGGAAACCGAAGCCGTTGTCCTCGATCGTGAACGAGGCGACCGCGCCGCCCGTGACCACGGCGACGCCGCGACCGGGACGCGGCACGAACACGTTGTTGTTGGAGGAGGCGGCCACGAGACCGAGCGAGGTTTCGAACAGCGGCGCGGCGCCCGCGCCATAGCCCGACCCGCCGGAGCCGAGCGTCACCGAGATCAGGGACAGCGACATGATCGCGATCGCGGTCGCGCCGACCAGGCCGCCGCCTGCGATAGTCACGGTCGGAATCGTGGTCCCGCTGTAGTTGGTGCCGCCGATCACGATGACGATTCCGGTCAGGGTGCCGGAGCCGGTCAGGGCCTGCGAGGTCAGCTGCGTGCCCGTCGCGCCGATGTTCTGGTTGCCGGGCACGGCGTTGGCCGGGAATACGAGGCCGGGCGCGGGGCTTGCCGCCGCGGCAAACGACCCGGACGGCCCGCCCGCGTAGTAGCCGAGCTGGGGGATGACATAGAATGTCGGCGAGGCCGCATAGCCGGCGCCGACATTGACCATGGTGATGGCCGAAATCGTGCCGGAGGCCGACAGCGTCGCAACCGCCGTGGCCTGCACGCCACCGGGCGGCGGCGGATCGATCACGATCAGGGGCGGCTGCACAAAGCCGGAGCCGGCCTGCGTGATGGTCGGAGCCTGAACCGAGCCGCCGACGATCGCATAGGCGGTCGCGCCGATGCCCGCGGTGGGCCCGGTCAGGACCACGGTGGTGCCCGTCGCCGTTGCGCCGATGCCGTTGGTGCCGCCGGATCCGGCTGCGGTGATCGCAGCCCCCGTCACGGTGCCCGACAGGTTGATGAGCCGGTAATTGTAGCCGTCCGAGGATATGTACTGACCATCGCCGGCCGGATCCTGATAGCCGCGCCACGTCTGGTTGATCGGGTCCCACCACTGCAACACCGTGGTCGATCCGGTCGTCACCGCCCACTCGCCGGGCTGCATGTAGTTGACGCCGCCCGAGGGCATCACGATGATGCCGCCGCCCTCGGCGACCTGAGCGGAGGGAAACGGGTATGCGCCGCCAATTCTGGGCATGGATACGACCTCAGATGTTCAGGAACGCGAGCCCATCGAACTTGCCGTGGGCCTTGCATTTCACGTCAACCAGCTCCAAAAGGCTCAGGATCGCCCCAATGTAGCCTAGCTGGTTGTTCGGCAACGTGGATTCGAACCCGGTGAACGAAAACGCGGCCCGCTCATGCAGGAAGAGCGAGAGATAGTTGGTGTTGATCAGATACAGCACGCCCTCGGGGCAGTACGGATCGGCATAGAACGGCACGCCGGCGACATCGAGCGCGCGGAACAGCGCTTCCGCCTTCTTGTCGGCGCCGAACGCGTTGCCGGGCGTGATGTTGTAGCGCTCCTGTGAAGTGAAATCCTGCGCCAGCAGTGTCCACGTTCCGAAGCCCATGATGCCGATGGTCGGCATCTCGCCCGTGGTCTTGGAGACCTGCGAGATGTACTGCAGCATCAGGTTTCGCGTCGGCGTGACGTTGCCGGCGCCGTGCACATAGGTCGATTTCCAGAACGGGTTGGCGGTGCGCGACACCCCGCCGTAGCTCACCGCGAAGCTGCCGTCGTCGATCGCGGCCGGAAGTCCGATCAGCTGCTGCTGATTGGCCACGTTGTTGAACAAGGAGGTCGCAAAGGTGTCGATCGTGACGTTGGTGGAATCGTTCATGCGCGCTTCGATCAGCGGCACCACCGAGTAATCGAGCTGGACCAGGCCTTCCATGCCGAGGAAGGGGATCGTCGAGACGAAGGCCTTGAGGTTGAATTCGGCGTTCTGAATACCGGGCTGCACGCCGGGCTGCTGGAACGAGCCGGAATAGTCGACCCACTGTCCCGACACCATCGGCGCGCCCTGCAGCGGCGCCGTGATCGGGGAGAGGCCACCGGAGGCGACCTGCGCCGAGGCGAGGAGAGCCGCGATCAGCGGCGCGGATTTCCAGAGCTGCACGTAAACGCGCGGCATGTAGGCCCGGCGAACCACCGAGGATAGTTCTGCCGCGATTGCGCCCGAAGCCGGGATAATGCCTGAGCCAAGTTGCGGCATCTACTTACCTCTTCCTCATGAATTCGGTGATCATCGATGTCGCGGTGTCGCGCGCGGCCTTGTTCGGGTCCGGCGCATACTTGGCGAACTCGGGCATTTCCCAGGTCGCGCCGTGCTCCGGAATCTCCCGGTTCGGGTTCGGATCGAGCGGCGGCTGTGTAGCGGCGTAAAGCGTCGCGCCATCGTCGTAGTCGCTGATGCCCTTGCGCTGCATCAGCTCCTGGATCTTCTTGACATCGGCCTCTTCGTACTTGCGGCCCTTCCCGTCGGGCCCGCCGGACAATAGCGCGGCGCGGCTCGCGTTCATCCGCGCCAGGATCTCGTCGTTCTGGCGCTTAAGTTCCTTCTGCTCCTGGTCGGCCTTGAAGGCCTCGAAACGATCCTCCACGGCGATGTCCGAGAAGGCCTGCTCATAGGACGAGCCCGGCTTGGCGGCCTTCACCGCCGCGGCCATCATCTTGCGCGTCTTCGGGTCGTGGCTGAGTTCGTGGAACAGGTCGGCGAGATCGGCGGCGGTCGCCAGATCGAGGCCGCGTTTGGTGCGCTGGAGCTCGGGCATGGATCAGATGGGCTTTCCGCGCTGCGCGCTCGGTCCGCCTCGCTCCAGCGTCATGCCGCCGGTCTTGTAGCGGTGGCCGGACGGGTCGGTCAGCTTCGTGCTCGACGTGAAGCCGCCGAGCTGGGTGTAGACCGGAGGATTTTTGAAGATTCCATTCTCCATGGAGCGCGTGGAGAGGTTTCCTGTTCTGACCTTAGGCCTGAGATAGTCCATTTTAGAATATCCTTCTATAGGCTCTTGGAAGTCATGCCGCGGCTCCCTCGCCGGGAGGACCGCCCATGCCGGGCGGCGGTGAGTTGTTGCTGACCAGGCCAGGCGGCGGGGCCGCACTGAGCGGCCCCTGTTTGCTGGCTTGCGCGAGCGAGACAAGGCCCGCCGGGACCATGTTGGCGCCTTCTGCCTTGCCAAAGATCGGATTGAGCGACTGGATGGCGCGCAGCAGCGCCTGCTGCTCTTTCGAGCCGGACTCGAAGGCCATCGAGGCCATCAGCAGGGCCGGAATGACGACCTTGACCTGCTGCATGGCCGCCGCCTTGTTGCCGGCGCCGCCGCCGGGCGAGAGCATCGGCGAGCCCCCCGGCCCCCCGGGACCGCCGATCGGCGATTTTGGCACCGCCGCGCCCGGGCCGCCAGCACCCGGCATGCCGCCGCCGGGCGGTTCAGGCGGGGCTGAGAGAGGGGATTGCGGATCGGGCATGGCGAACTTGATAGATCACCGTAGGTTCCCCTGTCAACTGCCTCAAGAAACACGCTTCTTGCGGATAGGCGGCGTTCTGCCTTAAATGGCGACATGTCGATTGGCATCCAACGCTCATGGATTTGCGAAAATCGCGCCTGCGCGGCGTGGTTTGATTCATACGAACCAAACCCGGAATGCCCGAAATGCAAGTGCGTGAGGGTTTCCTGGAGACCAAACGGCGGCCATATCGGCGGCGCGGCCAAATCGGCAGACACTGAGCTGCGCGCGCTCGCCGACATCTTCCGGATGGGCGACATGAACTCCGGTGAGGAGGGGCGTGCGGCCAAGAAGGTGCGTCTGCCGCAAGCCGCCCCTGGAGCGAGCCAACCCATCAATTTCGGCGGCTTCGCGGCGCAGGTCGACCCACGCTCATCCATGACGAACGAGAACCCCTCGGGCGCGCAGTGCGTCCCGACCACGAATCATTTCAACGTCAAGGCCAGCGCCGGAATCGGGCAAGCTCTCGGACCCGGTGCATTAAAGGGCCTCCCAAACATGCGCAGCAACACCGCGTTTGAGGGGTCTCACAAGGCATGATTATCCCGGACGATCCCGCGAAACTGCCGGAGTTCATCCGTTGGACCTTGGATGTCTGCCTGAAGTCGCGCAAGGATCGCAAGGACCTCTACGACCGCCGCCGCCAGTTCTGGCTCTACGGATCCGCGTCCGACCAGGACATCCTCTACAACCGCATCGAGTCGCATCTCGATCTTGTGTCCTCGTTCCTCTATTCGCAGGATCACGCGCAGTTCGCGCTCTCGGCGCCGCTCAACTCGCCGGACGAGATGGTCAAGCAGTACATGGCCGCGCAGGATTCGTTCAACGACGATTTCCGCGATGCCGGGCTGTTCGACTTCTTCGGCGACGCCATCATCGGAAGCCTCGTCTACGACTCGATGATCCTGAAAATCGGATGGTCCGACATCAACGAGGATGCGACCTGCAAGATCGTGATGCCGTGGCAGTTCGGCGTGTTCTCGGAGGAGATCACCGAGCTCGAATCCCAGCCGGCCATGGTTCACACCTATCACATCGATTATGACAATGCGTGCCAGCGCCTGGCGCGCGCCGGCCTCTCGGGCAAGATCGACAAGCTCAACGTCGTCAACACGCCGTTCGAATCACCGTTCCCGGAGATGATCACCCGTATGATCATTGCTTCGACCGGCGGGGAGAACCTCGCCGGCAATGTCACCGGCTCGCTCAATCCCTCCTACATCGCGCGGCCCTCGTATCACGCCAAGGTCGATCGCCCGCTTGTCCCCTTCCACGAGCTGACGATCTGGGATGACGAGCTAAGCGACTACCGGGTGTTCTTCATCGTCGACCCCGACACCATCATCTCGGATTCCAAGGCCACCATATCAGCGCTCAAGAACGCCAAGCAGTTCGGTGCCCAACGCGCGCAGCAGGAGCCGTTCTACAACACGTCCTGCAATCCATTCTTCCCGCGCGAGCACCCCTACACGCTGGTTCGGCCGTACGACGCGTACGAATATTTCTGGGGAAAGGCCCATATCGAATCGCTAATTCCCTTGCAGAACTGGTCGAACGAGCGGCTGGAGCAGATCCACGACATCCTCGGCCGCCAGGCCTATCCGCCGCGGGTTGGAAGCGGGTTCATGGGCCTGTCGGACGAGAAGATGGAGGCGTTCGGCGGCGAGGATACGTGGGTCATGGACCAGCTTCCGCAGGCCCAGATCAAGGAACTCTACCCCGAGATGCCGCCCGACATCTTCGCCGACTACATGTCGATCGGGAATCTCTTCATCGAAGCCTCGGGTCTTACCCAGACCATCGAGGGCAAGGGCGAGGCCGGCGTGCGCTCGCGCGGCCACGCCAAGCAGCTCGCGACCACCGGATCAGGTCGGATCAAGAAGGCCGCCATCCGGCTGGAGTCGCCGCTCGTCCGCCTCGGCAATCTCGCGTTCAAGCTCAACATGCGCAACAACGACGAGGCGATCACGCCGGACCCGAAGGAAGACGGCAAGCCGGGCGATCCCTTCTTCTACGCCAACATGCATGGCCGCTATTCGCTCAAGGTTGCCGGTCACTCGCACTCGCCGCTGTTCGCCGATGACAGCAAGGAGCTGGCGGCACTCTTGTTCAAGGCGCAGGCGATCGACCAGGAAAACCTGATCCGGCTGCTCAACCCGCCGAATCGCGACAACCTGATCCACGGTCTGCGCGCCAAGCAGAAGCGCGCCGCGCAAGCCGCGCTGAAGCGCCAGCAGATGGGAATGCCGGAGCCCGGCGCCAAGCCGAACGGCAAGGGCCGCGGCGCACCGGCCTAACCGAGGCGCAGATGCGGTACGTTCGGAAGCACCATCTGGACTAGCCACAGGATCGCGACCAGGGCGACAATCACCCACAGCAGCTGAATGACCTTCGGCGGGATCGGCAGCCCGATGACATCGGTCAAAACCCAGATCACCAGGTAGATCACGATGGCCAGAAGGCAGAGGTAAATCAGGAAGCTGACGACGGGCGCAATCATAGGCTCGGTCCTCCGCAATAGGATAAGCCGCAAGACGCCTTGCAAGTTCCAATCGCCTCGGCTAGCATCGCGCGCGTGTGACTGACAAACGGGCGTGTCGGGCGAACCCCGATTCCGACCGCCTTCCAACCAGAAGGAGACCACCATGAAGCGCAAGCATCGCCGCGGCGGACGCAAGTCCCGCCGGAAGTAACGAACAGAACGCCTCCTCCCATTCATCCTCAGCGCCCCCAGCAATGGGGGCGTTTTTATTGCGGAACGGAAATCTGCATCCGCTTGAGATACTCGGTAATCAACCGCTCGGTCGGCGGCGTGCCACCCTTCTCCTCGATCTCCACAGACTTCGCCAGCGTCAGCCCCAGATTCTTCACCCTCTGCTGAACCCACGTGTTGTAGGCCTGCCACGCCAGCGCCGCCGCCATCACGCGATCGTCCTTGCCGCGACCCTCCGCCCCGATCGAGCCGCCCTCGTTGGTGATGCGCTGCATCTCCTCGAGCAGCGGCATCGATTTCGGCACCATCCGGTGCAGTTCGATCGCGTTCTTGAACTGATTCATCGCGCGGGTCTTGAGATCGTGCGTGGTCCGCCACTGGTACAGCATCTCGCCACCGCCGGGATTGTCCAATCGCCGGTAGAAATAGTGCCGCATGTTCTTGAGGATGTTGCGGATGTGCGCGTTCTCGTCGGTCGGCCGGATCTCGGACGCCATCTTCTGCACCTTGTTCAATTCGTCGAAGACGGCTTGGCCCGGTCCGTTGATCTCCATGATCGGCATCGACCACGTTTGCCCGTAGTAGCCGCAGAGGTGGGCCATGACCCAAGCGCACTGATATGTGCTCGGCTGCGTCGAACAATATTCGGCGACCTGAACCATGCAGTCGGAATAACACCGCCAGATCGAGATAGCAGTTCGGTCCGCATCGTCGCTAGATCCGTAAGCCGGATCACAGGCGAGCACGTAGTATCCGAACTTGGAGGGGTGCTCCCAGATCCGCAGCTCGGCGCGCACGTCCTTGACTTGTCGGACCTCGGTTTCATCGAACTTCATCCCCAATTTGTAGCGGAAGGTCTGGAACGGCCGCTTCTTCGCAAACCGCATGCAGTCGGTCAACGCCTCCACCGTGAAGAACTTCGAGCCCGTCGCCTGAAACGCGTGGTCGTCGGTCCATGGATACTCCTGGTCCATCAGCGACTGGTCGCCGCCCTTCTCACTCGTCAAGTGCCAGCGGTACCACGCGATCTGCTGCAGCGACACCGAAAACCCGTACTGCTCCCGCACCTCCCGCACCCGCTTGCGCTCCAGCGGCGTCAACGAGGTCTTGATCCCCTCCGGCATGTAGTTGTCGAAGAACGGATGTTTGACCGGAAACTGGTTCCGCTCATCCCGCCACCATCCGATGAAAATCGCGCACTTGGTCGGGTCCGACTTCGCCTCGTCCCACATGTCGGAAAAAAAATTCAGCGAGTTCGCCGTCGACTCGTAAATCTGCAGCCGGTGCGGATACAGCGAACTCATCTGCGAGCGAAATTCTCCGAGATCGTCGCCATTCCCATAGAACGCCGTCTCCGTCGAATGCAGATAGTTCGCCGCGCCGCCGCGCCCCAGTCCGCCCTTCTTGGTTTCCGAGGTCCCCGCAATCAAATACCGATAGCGAGACCCGTTCTTGAGGATAAGCAGATTGCGGTTGTGCCGGACATAGTTGATCCGGAACTGCTTCGGCGTCTCAGCAAAGAACACCTCGACCGTCGCCCGAAAATCATCCCGAGCATCCTCCTTGTGCGTCATGAACACGCCGAGAAGACCCTTGTGCTCAAAGGCCCAAAACATGTCCAGCGCCAGGAAAAACGTCGAGATCCCAGCCTGCCGGTTCTTCAAGATGACAAACGTCGTCACCCCCCGCGCCAGCCCGTCCACGATGTTGTCCAGCACATACCGCTGAGAGCCCAGCAGCCGGAACGGAACCAGCCCATAATCCTTGCTCTGGACCTTCAACTTGGCCAGAAACGCCATGAACCGCTCAGTCGGAAACGGCGCGACCCCCTGGTACTCCAGCCGGAACGCGCCGCCCTCGTCCGCGGTCTCGATGTCGGTCATTTTCGCGGCCTCAGCGGAGGCTTCATCCGCTTTCTCCAGCCCGCCACAAACCCCAGCAAATCCAGAAGCTTGCCGCGTAAATCCTCCCGATCACGGTAACGCCGAACAGCCGCTTCACGCTTCAATCGCGCCAATTCAGGCTCAGAACACGGCATTCGTTTCTCGATCGTTTCCAAGAAAATCATTGCTTCCGTAGCACATCTCGATGATCAGCACGGTTTCATTTATTTTTGGGGGGTACTGCGTGTGTGGCGCCCTCCGGTCGAACTCTCGCGACCCATCGAGTTTTGCGCCGGCCGCGCGCCAGGCCGGAAATCCGTACAGAAACCGAATTATTCAACGATTTCAACGTGGTCACTACCAAACATCACAGATCGCATAACATCGATTATGGAACATTATTTACGTTAACCAACGATATCAATGGGTTAGCCTGTGTGATGTCGGCGAGAACCGTCAAGCTATGCGCCTCACGCGTGGCTAGCCAGGGTCTAAACGAGCTTTGAGGGGCCAAAACGGACCGAAATCGAGGGAAAAACGCCTCTGGAACACGAAATAGCCCATGGAGAGGCAATTGCCGTCATGCACCAAATATTACGTTACAGGTCATTGCCTCACTGAGTCTTTCCCGCGCTCTTGGGCCGATTTGGTCGCCCTTGGCGATGCGATAGAGTTGCATGCGCGAGAGGCCGGTCGCGATTGATAGGGCATTCATGGACAGCGCCCTTCGAGCGTTTCTTTCGACGACTGGCGAATGTCGAAGGGCGATCAGCCTTCGGACGATGTCGGAGTCTGAGAGCATGACGTGACCTTTCCGCGTGGCCCCTCGTGGAGGGGGCTTCCTTACTTGGGTGAAGATTTGAGGAGAGAAGAGAGGGGGTGCGCGCGGGCGTAATGCGGGACGCGCGATGAGATTGCGCTGATTTTGGTTTGGCTGTCAAATCGGAGAAATTCTTCAATGATTTCACTACTGCCATCTGCTGACAAATTATGGAACCGGATCAAATCACCTTGACATCGAAAAAACGCACTGGATAAGATATCAAGCATGCCGGCACCTCGTCATCCGCTCAAATCTCACATCCTGATGCTTGTGAAGCGTGGTGAAATATCAAGCTTGGCAGAAGCGGCTCTGATTGCCGATGTGTCGGCCCAGAGTGTGTTGAATTGGTTGCGTGAGGCGCGGGTTGATCTTCATAGGGCGAGGCTGGCCAAGCTGGCTCATCTTCGCACCCGTGCTCAGATGAGGATCGATGGGAAGGGGAGCGTGAGACCGTGTGTGCAAGAGCAACGACGGATGACACTTGAATCAGTGAGGCGCTTCAATGCAGCGAACGCAACGTCGGAACCGGATCTACAACCCGGCGGGCTTATATCATTGGCGCCGCAAGAAAAAGATGGAAGAAGCGATTGATGAGTCAAAGGCTTGGCTGCTGACTTGCCGTGAGTGCGGACACGTGGGGTCGCTTGATTGCACGTTGCGCGAGCTGCGTGCGTCACGGCTGATCTGTTCCGAATGCAGCATGCCCATCGGCCGTCGGGCCCCTTGACGCACCCCCAGTCTTACATTAGACCACGTGAGGTTCAAGTGGCGATTGGGGAGTATTCAAAATGCATGCCAGTACGCGGCACGCCGATGTGGGGCGCCTTTTACCACGCCATCAAGGACGCTAGGAAGCCTAGGAAGCGCTGATGCCGCGCCGCCCGATCAAAATTGGAATTGCCGCTGGCCACCTCATGTTCCGTATGGGTGAGGGGTCAAGCCTGTCTTGCGACTGCATCGGTGAGCCGTTCTCCTCGCAAATCGCATCCATCCAGGATGATTACGACCGCATCGTCTCCTGTCTCAGGAATGCTCGCAACATCCTGGCTGACGGAAAATACCTCTACGTTAAGGATATTGACCGATTGCTGTCTGAACTTGGGATAGCCCATGCCCCGGCGTAGGCCCATGGACGCGCTCCGCCGCCTCGGTTCCCGCATCCGGGCGAGGCGGCTGCACCTCAACCGCCCCTGCGGTATCGTGGCCAAGGGCGCCGAGATATCCATCAATCAGCTCGCGCTGTACGAGACCGGCCAGGGGCACCCGCCGGCCTTCACGCTGCATCGCATCGCGGTGATGCTGGGCACGACCTCAAGCGCGCTGCTCGGTGAGGTCGGGATGAAGCACGATGAGGAAGCTGTTGATTCGATGATGAAAATACTCAGCCACCCGATTGTGGGGACGGTTGTGCGCTACATGCAAGACATGCGGCCGGAGGATCGTCACTCGCTGCAGGTCATCGCGCAGGCATTTGCGAGCCGGACCAAGCCGTTAGATCGGGTGGAGGTGATGAGATGATGGGTTGGTTCATGGACAATCAAGAGGGCGCCGCAGGCTGTATGGAGCGGGTTCGGCTCGAACATGGCTGGCTCATCCGGAAGTGGATAGCTAACGGGAGCAGCACGGAACTTTGCATGGAGATTATCTTCGTGCCGGATCTTGGTTCTCCCGCCGCGTCTTGGCCACGTGAGGTAAGCGCCATATGAACGATATGCTTGCGCTCTCTATCGCGGTGATCGTCCTTGGCGTCGTTGTCATCATACAGGCCCTGCATTTGTGGCGGCTGGAGCGGCGGATTGAGGAGCTTGAGGCCGAGGTGCACGAACTTGATCCGGGGTGGCTACCATGACCACCGAGGTTCCACGCCACAAATTCTCGGTCGAGACCGTCGAGCGGCTGGCGATCGATTCGTACAATGCGGCGATCACGGCCGCCGTTGATCTCCTCGCCAGGACCGCTAGGCAAGCGGAGTTGGACCAGTACATGACGACGAAAAAGGCGCTGGAGACGGCCATGCGCGACATCGGGAGGCTGAAACGATGAGCGAAATTGAATTTGTTGAGCGCTTGAGCCTGCACGAAAAATTCAGGCTAATCGAAATCGCTCATGAAACCAGGGACCAGGAAATCCGGCGCGCCGCCTTGGACATCATCTTGCAATCGCTCTATCCGCCCGTTCAAGTCTCAGGCCTCAACGAAAAGATACGGGAATGAGCGAGATGGTGGAGCGGGTGGCCAAGGCCCTGTGGGAACAATATTCAGTGAGTATGCATCCATGGTCTGAGGCAAAGCCCTACGAGCGAGAGAAGCTCCATGCAGATGCTCGCGCGGCGATCGCGGTGATGCGGGAGCCGTCAGAGGCGATGCTTCTGACGGCCGCCAAACTCGGAACTCTCTCCAGTCATGGAGCTCCTTATGAGACGTGGCAAGAAATGATCGATGAGGCTCTGAGGTGAGCGGCATCACGCCGGCCGCGATGTTATCTGACTACCGCATGAACTGCGACTCGTTCATGCGGGGCCAAGCGTCCATGTTCCGGGCCATGTCGGCGACCGAGCAGCGGGAGTTGTTGTTTTACATGAACATGCATACCAGCATGACGCTGATGCAGCTGCAGGCGGCGATGATGCGCAAGCCGCCGATGAATGGGGGATGACGTGAACGACAACAAGCCGCTCAACGCGCAGCAGTACGCCGCGCTGCAGGCCAGGTTCCGGGCTGACCTGAACGCCCGGATCAGCGATATCGAGCTGCGGAAGCTGGCGCTGGACCATGCCTGTAGGCTCATGGCGTGCCCGCACGTGCTGCTGACTCCGGCGGACCTCCACGTCATGTTCCGGGAATTTCACGCGTTCCTGAGCGAGCCGCTGCGGGCTGGGCCGCCCTCCTAGCCACTAGCCTCACCTGCAGTCCCCCGCGAGCTTGAGCGCGTGCCCGATCGAGAAGCAGGGCGGGGCTTGGTCCGGCACCTTCCACTGCGAAGGAGTGCCGCTAAAAGTCGCAGCAGGGGTCTCCACATGCCCTTCCGTCGTCGTAGCGCTAGATCCGTTGATGGTGATGGTGCCCTCGCCATCCACTATCCATCCGCACAGCTCCACAGCGCGAATGACCGACCAATCGTAGATCCCAGGCTTAAGCCTGATCGTCCGGTTTGGCCAGTCGCACACCACGTCCTCGCGGGTCATGGGGCGTGCTGGCGCCATCTGCAGCACTCTGTGCTGCTGCTCGTAGATACTGTGAGCGAGTGGCAGCACCACAAAAACTGCGATGCCGAGCAGCATCACACCGAGCAACTTCCACTGCGACCGGCTGATGCTCATGCCCATCTCCTTTCCATCCATTTCCGGAGCCTCGGATATCCGGAGGCCCATGCGAATGCGCATGTGATCAGTAGCGGCGCATGGAGGCCATACCAGCCATCGTCCCTGGTCATGACAACGAGCACTGCGATCAGCAGGCAATGCGTGAATCTGTGGTTGAAATCATCGCTCATGCTCATTCCTCCTCGGTTCAGCGTTGCTTAACGTGCGGAAATACATCCTCAATGGGGAAGCGCTGGCGAAACTCCTTGAGCGCGTAGTCAGAGATGGATGCGGCCAATTTGGCGTCTCCGGATCGCCCCAGCGCGGCACAGGCCGCCCGCGCCCAGAACTCCTCATCGGTGATGCGTTTGGTCATCCTGGATATTCTTCCTTGATCAGCTTGTATCTTTCGCCATCGATCCAGATGACATCAGGGGCGAGCCGCTGCTCAGTCTCTGCCACCAATACATAGCCAACGTTTTCAGCTACAAGCGTCGCCAACCTGAATTGCTCATGACATGAGAGAGCAAAAGCAGTTTCGCACAGGTCCTCGGCTTTCGTTTCGGTCATCTGATTTTCTTTCCTCACCAGTTGCATTCTTTTCCCGCAACTCCGACGCAAACGATTCAGACCTCCTCAGAGAGATTTCTTGCTTGCCGTCGCGGGGGCCGCTTCGAAATCTCTCTACGATGGATCTAGCCTTCCTCAATAACAATTACCTTTGTACCCGGCGATCCGATGCCAAAATTCAACTGCACAATAGCCGTTTCAGGAGCATCTTCGATCTCTGAAATCTGATCTTCGGTAAGCCTGTCGCGGTAGACCTCGATCGCTTCGTGGCGCTCATGCGGTGCGATGAAAATCAATGCGTTCATGTGCTCATTCCTTCTTTGATGCTTGCCGATGAAACTGAGTTCAGATTGCGGATGCATAGCTTTGCCGGTGAAAGCAAAGCCGATGCCTGAAACTTGAGACGAGTCGCTGGAGAGGCATAGACGGATCAAGACAACCTTGGCAGGGGACGGCGGTGGCCTTCTCCGTCATTATGTCCGCTCGACGCGGGATAGCGGCCACCGATCCGTCAGCAGCGCGCCTGGCCTGCGGGTCGTAATTATCACCGGAGCCCGCTCTTTTTGAGATTCTGCCGCGGGAACCCGCAACAGCCCTGGGTAGGCTCGCGGACCTTGGCCCGATGGACGGGTTTGTCCAGGGTTTGGCAGAAAACGAGGGGGGATTGGATTTCGGACGGGGAAGTGCTAAGAGTGCACTTGAATGGTCGATTGGTCCGGTAAACCAGTCTCGATCTGCGCCGGTCAAGCTGAACACTTGGCCGGCGCCGCCATTTAGGGGACCGCGTTGGCCGCTGTCAATCCTCATCATCGGGTTCTCGCCATCGACAGCAGAAGGTCGCGGAACGGCAACGGGGTGGCCCGTGCCTCTTTTCGTTGAATATGCCGGATGCCCATGGCGGCCAACTCATGTCTTGGGCGGTCGGTACTGATCCAGCCAACAGATTTAGATTTTCCTCTAATAAGTTCCGGTAACCTTACAGGTTCATGTGCGAGCAACCACGTCGCCTTGCGGCACGGATGTCCATAATGGCCCTGCTCGACGTGTGCGATTGAAAATCCGCTTTGACGGATCCAGCAGCCCGACGCGTCAGGGCGAGGTAGATCAAACGCCTTCCATGCCAGAGAGAAAGCTGGATGCTCGATGACGCCGCCGCAAAGAATCAGAGCCCGCAATGCAGATTCAAAAATTCCGCCATCGTCGCCGATTTTATGCCCATATCTAGCTTGGTTCACCGGCGCCATCTGACACCAGCGCTGACATGGCGGATGCGCGACGATAGGATATGGCCCACGGTAGAAGCGCGCATCCCTCGCCTGATCCCAAGGATCGACGCCGTCGAGCCCGAAATAGCATCCACCCGTTTCGACGAACAGCGCTGCGACGGTGTCAATCCTCATTCGGCGGCCTACTTGGTGTTCGGGTTGAATCTCCCAACGGCAGAAGATTTTTATATTCCCCACGCTTAACCGCCTCATGTGCGTCGTGAAGAGATTTACGCGCGCCACAGCGATAGATATGAGCCTCGCGAGAGCGAGGACAGCGCCGCAAATGATCGGGCGCCTGGGCCGACCCCACAGTCGGGGCAAATAGTCCAAGTCTGGCTCATTCGGCGGCCTCCTCCGTTGAGGATATTTCATCGCGCGGCAGTATTGTGATCCGAACGCCATCACAATCAGCCCATTGCATCATAAATTCACGCACGATCGGCCGGTGATCGCCCTGGATGATGCCGTGGGTCACGAGCAGATCCATCGCCGCCTTCTCACGATTGCAAAGATCCCATGTATCGTTGCTCTCGCGCGAGCTGACCTCGATCAGAATGGAGACCGGGCCTTTGATCCGCGGCGGCTTCTGGCGCCGCAAATACCAGCCAGCTTGTGATTTCCACGCCGCATATTTCGGGCTGTCGATCCGGCCGCGACCTTTGTTAACGAACAGGTTGTTGGTAGAAGGACTCATGGGTAATTGGATAACGGTCATAGCATTATTCTTTTGTTGGACACAACGTCTCATCGCCGTCGCGGCTCCGGTGCCCGATAGGCAAGGGCGCAGTGATGCCAGCAGTACGGCTTGTCGATCTCGGCATTGAGCCCGCAGAAATATAAAGGCTCATCAACGGGGTAACCAGAAATAGGCCAACGACATTCCCCCGTTCGCAGCTCAAGCAGCGTGACGCGCCGGGGCTCGATCTCGATGACCTGCGGTGGCGCCAACTCGGCCGGAATCAGCTTCGGGCCACTCATCGGCTTGAACATGGTTCGCTCCGATCTCTCCGGTTTCGCCTGTTTTTTAAGGCCGCGCCGCTTCTTGCTCTTGTGGCCGCCGACCGGGATTTTCGATTTGAACTTCTTGCGCGATGACCTTCCGATGGTCGAGTTTCGCGTGTAGGTTGTGCCGAATGTCTTGTTGATCCGCGCCGCCACATCGGTATGTGAGATGCCCCTGGCAATCAGACGCTTGAGCATCTCATCCTGCGGCGGCGTCCATGTGTTGTTGCGATTGCGGTGGCCGTCGATAGTGAAGCCGGCATCAGTCATTTGAAACCTCAGAAAGGAATGTCGTCATCATTGGATTTGATCGGCTGACGAAATAGGTGGAAAACTCTGGAAATCTTCGACCAGAGATCGCGCCACCATTGCCGGCGGTTCTCGAGATCCATCTCTTCCTGGTAATCGGCTTGGAGCTCAAGTTGGGCATTAATTTCCTCGTTGCTCGCGTACCAACTATGTCCGCAACTACAGCGGCAGCGTCCGTCCAGAATATCGATATCATATTCCTCGTGATCACATTCGGGGCCATCGTCATATGGCGATCGGAGCTTCCATTCGTCGTACGAATCTTTCCAGCTATCGTCATTCCAGCTCATCTTGAGAACCCCGTCACCTGCTGGATTGCCGCGAGGAACTCCGCGCTCGGGTCGGCGAGGAACGCGGGCATGTCGAGAGCATCCGCAATAGCGCTCATGTCTGGCTTAAACCCGGTCTCGTGCCAATCCCCGCCGGTCTCACTATCCTCACGATAGAGCTGCGCGATCATGCCGGCGACGATGTCGTTGAATGGGGTGACCTTAGGATCATCCGCGCCAGAACTCTGAATTTGTCCGGCCATCACATCATCAGCACAGGGCGTTTGTGACGTAACGACCGGATCACCCGCGCCAGGAGCTGACGATATCAGCTCGCTCCGTCCCGGAGGTTGGGAGCCGTGACCCAGCGCGGGTGAAGGTTGAATATCTGCGCAGCGGGCGCTTACAGTCGCTCCGACAGTTTTGAGGCACGTCAATTCGTACCGCTGCGCTTCCACCTGCGACATAATCCGGCATGTCACTATCGGATCAAGTGCGGATGAACTCGGGAAGGCTTCTGACGGGCCAGTCTCGCTCTGGCTTAACGGACATGATTTTCCCGACAGTCCGTGCGCTGTGACCAGAGCGGGCGACTTAACCCCGTTATAGTCCGGGATGCTGGCGGGCAATTCTTTCATGCCGCCGTCAGAACTCGCAATAGGGACTGCGGCCGCCTCGGGGCGGGGTGTTGCCGGTACGGCGGCCGCAGTTTCCGCCTGGGAGGTGGCGGAATGGTAATCGATCCAGGGGTTTGGCAATTTAGACATAAAGGTCTGGCCTCAATTTTGCTCTGGGTATCCCAGTTTTGCGCTCGATCTGAACCGCGCGCTCAGCCGGAATACCAATTTGTTCCCATCGCGTGATCTGGCTTTTGTTGACCCCGAGCCGCCGCGCCAACTCAGCCTTCAAAATATTCTTGTCGGACAGCATCTTGGTGAGATTGATTTTCATGGCTGATAGCCGTTGCATATTTAGCAACCGGCGTCAACGTATTTTATTTTTCTTTCCCCTCTTGCGTTGTGTTGCGTAGTGTGCAACTGTTCGGCGTCAGACAGGAGCGCATATGGCCAAGTTCAAGAGAACTCCATTTCACGTCATCGCCTATCCTGGCGATCTTCTCGGCAAATTTGTACATGCTGCAGATGCCTTGCGAGTTGCGCAGATGTGGTCGGCGAGATGGCAGGCGTGGGCCGAGGTTCGCATTATCGATCGGGATGGCGCCGGCCTAATTGGCCAGTTCGATAAAGGCGAGCTTGCGCCAGAGTTCAGTTATCAGCAACACATCGTTTTTCCGCCGCGTTGCGACGGCCCACCGGCCAGCGACGATGGCGAGTTCATGGGACATCCGCTGTGACGCCACACAATCGCCGTCGCCATCTCGCGCTGTTCCGGGTCTATCCTCCAATCAAGGAGCGTGCCATGGAATATCTTATCGTAATGATCGACTACGGCCGGCGTGGACGTGAATCGATCGTTGATCCGGAGATCACGCGGGCCAACGTCATAGACCGTATCCGGCACAAGGAATATGGCCAGATCGCCTTCATTCATCATGTGCGCGGTACCGAAGTCACCGACGTGACGAACGAGCTTCTGAGCGAGGCCGGTTTCTATGACGACCCGCCGCAGAACTATGACCGGCAGGCAGCGGCATTTGATCACGCGCGGGATTCGCGTAAGCATTCTTAACCGCAGAATTCCGCTGCATAGGAGACGACGATAATGATCCACGATTTCGATAAGACCAAAGGTTGCGCGTTTCAGGGCGATGTCTCGATTGTCCCGATTCCCGACAAGATCAAGATTTCCACGGTCGACGAGATCAAGCCCATCGACGGACGCCTGATCCTGCAGGAAGGCGAGGTGAGCGGGCATCACCACGCGATCGATATGCGCCAGAAAAATTTCCAAGCACAGCCGCGTGAGACCGGTGACCCATTGCTGGCCACCCGCGATCCGAAGCTGCGCAAGGCACTCGGTGGTGCTTCGCGGAAGATTACCGCGAGCGCGCGCATGTACCGTGACCCGGCTGCGGTCCGTGCGATGGTATCGGCCGGGATCATGACCCGCACGGATCTCGCCATCGGCTGTCTCGTGGTGGAGGCACCTGTCGTCATTAATCACGAAGAGCACACCGGGATACGTCTTCAGCATGGCCGCTATTTGATCGGGCGCCAGATCGAGAGCGCGGGTGCCGAAACACGTATCGTTGCAGATTGAATTATGAATGATGCCATGGCTCTCACCGTCTCTCCTGCGTCATCGGTCTGATTTTATTCGATGAACTTTGGGCGATCAGTGAGGCCTTGGGCGAAGGGTTTGGCAGAAAAATATTGGAATCACAGGATGATGAAGAAAATTGAACGTCTAACGCCAGTACAGGCAGAACTGCTGATAAAGTTTCGCGCCGAGATGTGGGCACAGGGAACGTCTTGCATGCCGGCTGATCACGCGGCAGCTGAGCGGGCTATCACTGACGCATATGCAGTTGTCAACCTGCCTGCGCCGCTGTTTTTTTGGATGCCGTCGCCGATGACGGCGGCGATAGCTCTGCATGTCCTGACAAAGATTTCTAAATTTGCCGGCCTCAGTGACGGCCTCGGTGCCGGTCTCAGTGCCGGCCTCAATGACGGCCTCAGTGACGGCCTCGGTGCCGGCCTCAGTGCCGGCCTCCGTGCCGGCCTCAGTGACGGCCTCGGTGCCGGCCTCCGTGCCGGCCTCAGTGACGGCCTCAGTGACGGCCTCAGTGACGGCCTCAATGACGGCCTCAATGACGGCCTCAGTGACGGCCTCAGTGACGGCCTCAGTGCCGGCCTCGGTGCCGGCCTCAGTGACGGCCTCAGTGCCGGCCTCGGTGCCGGCCTCGGTGCCGGCCTCGGTGCCGGCCTCAGTGCCGGCCTCCGTGCCGGCCTCAGTGACG